TCATCCAGTTACAAAGCACTGTATCTAGGTAGCAATAAACCACAATGGGATGAATCAGAGGTTACACAAATCGAACAGGGTGTCAAGTGGTTCGTCCCAGGATCAAAGCCAGTGTATGGCACCTTTGCTATAGCAATCCAGGATAAGGATGGCTTCTTTGATGATTTGTTGGAACAGATACATGGCTATCAAGGAAATATTGATACATTTGTACTAAATTCATTACGACTGAAAGACCTGAGATCGAAAAGACAGGCCCCCCGATCCAAGTCTGAACCAGGGTGGTATGTCTGTAATCCAGGTCTATTCATTGCAGATGTAAGTGATAGCAACAATATGGGACCACGCGAGTTTGCATCATTTGCGACTTGTCGCAAATGGAATCACACTCAATATGACCGAGTGCCACTTGATCTGTTCTGTCGTCTGCGTGGGAAGATGGAAAAAGCAGAGGTGAATTTGCGCCACCTTTTTGCAGGCCCACAACACCTGTTTACAGCCAATGAAGTGTATAAGCGACTCGTCTCTCAATTGGTTACCAATGATGAAAATCGCGAAAAGAGAATACAGTTGCTTGAAAGTTTTTTGGACTCCTATCAGTCATTGGATTTACGGCTCCCTGGGCCGTCAACTCCGCCCCAGATCAGCAAACATGACCTGTACGATCTGTTCTGTCCAGATGCCAAGAGGAGTAAGCCATTCGCCTTTGTAGTTCCGGGTTACAACAATGAGAAGTGGGTGAAGCAGAATCTGAATAGTATTCGGCAACAGAGATATCATAATTATCGTGTTATCTATGTCGATGATGGTTCCACTGATGATACTGGAGCTGCTATTCAGAAATGGCTTGCGCAATATCCAAAGATGCAGAATAGAGTGCGATATATTCAAATGCCCAACAACCAGGGACCTGCTAGTAGCCGTTACATTGGCTATCATTTATGTGATGATGAGGAGGTTTCAGTCCTTCTTGATGGAGATGATTGGTTAATTGATGATAATGTGCTTGATACCTTGAATGGTTATTACACTGATATCCGCAAAGAGGTTTATGCAACGTATGGCAGTCATGTGATTTGGAATGGCAAGAAGATGTCACATCAGGATAAGCCGATAGGGAGCATCTCATACAAACCAGATATCATTGCTAATCGGGCTTATCGTGCTCTTAAAACCCCCTTTCGATCGGTGCACCTGCGTACCGGCTATGCACGTCTCTTCAAAGCAATCAGGATTCAAGATCTATGGGATGGCGATGGTCATTTCTATCGCGTGTCAACTGACAGGGCAGAAATGTTCTCTGTCCTGGAGATGGCCGGCATCAGACAGTGTAATGTGCCAAAGCCATTGCACGTCTACAACAGAGCAAATAGCGAAGCGTTCTCAACCAGTTATTTTCATAATAAAGAGAAAGGGAATCCATGGACAGAATATCGCGCCCATGCAAACAAGAGGATAAGTTTGTGCACTCAGTATCCGGTGTGCTACCATCAATGGCATGACGGATGGACCAGGAGGGAATGGAAGAACAGGATCAAAATGCGTTCAGTGGTATATCTGACAGATATTGACCATCCTGATCTCTCAATACAGACCATTCAGGTTGCTCGTTGGAAAAAGGACGGTGTGCAACCAATCATGGGGGGCTACAGACTCCCTCAAAAAAGTATGAACATAGACATAGACACAGACATAGAAAAATATTGTAAACTTATACTTGAACATCCTGGAACATCGTGCATTTTCCTGTTTCCAGTGGCACCCAATGATGAGATCGCAGGAAGCCCAACACTCCTTGCAGATCGAGGCCCTTTTGCAAAAGGGACAGCAAATTTAATTAAACCAAATGAAAGAATCATCGCAGGATTCATCAAACATCTCAAGCCTGAGTATGCAGGTATGTGGAGGGATATGCCGGGAATTTTCATGGATTGTGAGGATAGTCATGATGATGAGGCAGTTGCATTGGCTGTGCTCATATAGATGGTAAACTGAATGAATATTTGCTTACAAAATGCTTGTTTTTGTAAGCAAATCAACCCCAAAAATGTTATTTCTCATGGGATGGGTGAGAAGATGACTCAGTGCTCAAATGCTTCCATAAAGCCCTCGGCCATGCGCATCTGGGAGAGGTAGGTCATGACAAGGGCGAATACAACGCTGGTAATGAGAGCAACCGTGGTGTTACGCGACGCAGTGTACGCGATCAGGAACAGAACAAGGAGACGGAAGACAGCGTTCTCAAACAGGTCAGCGACAAAGGCTGGGAGTTCGGGACTGGCCATGCCACCATAGAGAACGAGGAAGAGTGTCAGTGCAGCACTGAACCACTGGTTCTGAAGTAGGTTCTGGAGCTGAGTATTAACCTGGGTAAGAAGAGCTTGCATATGTAGACTCGGTCTATTCTATAGTTATACTATATTCCAGAAAAACTTTTCCAGGTGTTCATGCTCTCATGATCATATCTAGAACAAAAATCAGTAAAATGCCTAATAAAACATACATGATGAGACTTTCAAAGCCTTTGCTCTTACCGCCATCAGATGCCCCGAGTCCAAGGCGGTGCGACAAAAGCTTGTCCAGTTTCTCATTGATTTGTCTCCCTATGAAATCCTCGGCCGAACCTCCTCCAATCATGTTGATGAGACTGTTCAGACCAGCCCCAAATCCTTCAGTGACCATAGATTTCACTGACTGTTGCGACTGGGACTGAGGCTGTTGAACCGGGTCTGCAAGGAGTTTCTTAACTCGTTCCCTGCACTCTGGACAGGAAAGGATGTGATAAATGTGCAGGTCACATTTGGTTTCTCCATCCAGTGTGATATTGGACCCACTACATGATCCGTGTCCTGGAGTGAGCAGTGGAGCGGGTGGTGATGTGGGGGTGGGTGTGGGAGGTGGTGTAGGGTGGTGGTAGCCACCACCTTCCTGGTGATATAGATTATTGTTTCTATAATCTGGGTTTCGGAGGCTCTCTGTATTTGAAGATGATGTTGCCGAGAAGGCTTCCATTAGAGAGGCCGGCATCTACTAATACGTATACCACTTATATATAGCGGCGATAAAATATTGTGAGACTATTTGTATGCATTGAATATGTCTATCATGTCAATCAGGGATTTTCTGGATGCATTGGAGATGAGCCATTCACTGCCAGCCAATCGACCAGTGACCGTCCAACCGTAAGCCGAGGATTTGTGAAACTTGGTCACAATAGTACAAGTACTGTTCGTAATTCTTGTTCGATTGGAGTATTCTAGATCTGCAAGGATCTCATGGACACAATCATCACAAAAATATATTCTCATCGAGGACCACTTCATTGTTGCTGGTTGCTGTCAGGACGTGCTTTTGGAGCAAGCAATCAATTTGTCATGTGCCGCCGCTGAGCGTGTCATTCATTCATGCATTGGTTCATGTGTCCTTGGTGCTTCCAAAATACATCAGGAACCAATAAGCTATCGTCATCATGACAGACAGACGAAGATCCCTGGTGGCAACATAAATAATACTGAATACATAGACCTTACGCATCCACTTACTAGCTAGGAAGCTCTCCAGTTTGTCATCAAGATCATCATACACCCATCTGGTACCTATATTTGCAAAAAGAGTCAGGATACCCATGACAATATGTGTCAGAGTCTCCTCCTTGATATTCAGGAACTGCATTCTCACAGCACAACACACAGGTTATTTTATGTATACATACATAATGTTTGCTTTTTGAAACGACCAGAGAAATTGATGATTGACAGTGGTGGCGTGATTACGTGATATGTATTCACGCATTTCACAAAATACCAAGAGCATGGGTCGCTTGTACAGACAGCTCAGGGCTCTCAATCAAGTCCGTTACCCATATGTGTATGGTGTCAAATATGGAGACAATTGTGTAAAGATAGGGCAATCTGTATCTCTATCACCATTGCAACAGATATGGAGATACCGTACATACTATCCAGAATTCACCATTCATGCATATATGCATTCGGAGCCACGAGAGATGGAGTCCATGTTGAAAAAGCTTCTGAGAGGGGGCATGCGTGGAGATCTTTACGACCCCCAAGCATTTGTTGATTTCAATGCTTACTGTGAAATGAATTGTGATGGTCCAGAAGCATTCAGTGCAACTGTCACCAAAAGAGGTTTCTACATCCTGGAAACGAGTCTCGGCCTGTTTGGACATGTCCCTGATGTTCATTTGAGAGGTCCAAACTTACAGCTCACTCATCTTCACTGACCGTCATTGTACATTGTGGAAAATATATATAATTAGTTTTTCGTGGACGCTTCTGTGCGTTGAAAGAGCTTAGAGATATTCCATTACAGAATACTCATACAGGAACGGTGCGATCAGAGTTATAGAATATTATGTCAATCGACTTTTTAACTACCACTCACCCTCTGCTCGCGGGGCTCAATCTGACAAAACCACTCGAAAACAATTTATCATGTGCACCATCTACCTCTAAATTATCTGTTCCACCTCCCTCCAACACCTCTAAAACAGTGCTACTCAATGGTATCCCATACACCCTGACCGATAGGAAAGAGGAGACCATGGAAAAGGTGACTAAATTTTATGAGGATCGCAAGAATCTTGACCGCATGCTTGCAGTAGTTGATGGCGATTCAAAAATATCATTGCGCTTGATGGACTGGTTTGTTACGAATTACGCCAAGAAGTATGACATCATATATGGCATCCAGAAGGATGATACCTTACGTCAGTTCATGGTCTATTCGAGCTATCGAGCACAGCTCAAGGCATATCAAAAGGACCTGTTTGATCCTTTTTGTCGTCATGAAAGAATTAAGTTCAAATATGGAAATGATCAGATCCTGAGAACAACGGTGGGCCAGCTGAATTTTTTCCGATGGGCGATAGAGGAGCTGGTGCTAGATTATGTTGATGCTCACTTTGACGAGATCACTGATGATATGAAAAAACGGGCCAGGGTCAAAGTACCCACAAAAAAGGGGTTGTCCTCTGCTGATCCGTCCAATTCAGCCAGTTTGAAAATAGCCCCCAAGACACCTGTTGGATCCAAGAAGAAAGAACTGTCAATATCTGCGACCCAGAAAATCAGCACACATGAGGTGAAGATCTTGGTCCGATTTGATTAGTGGGGATCTGAGCACTTCTACTTGGGTGAAACAATTTCTGAGCAAAAACCTTGCTCAGAAATCATAATGGCACATGCGCCATATGCCACGCACCATGATGCTGTAAAAAAACGGTATTATAGAATATAGATGTGTGGAATTACAGCCTATCTAGAGGCTGCCACGAATGATGGTCAAAGCACAAAAGCACATTCAATGGTTCTGGAAGGAATCAGTATCCTACAAAATAGAGGATATGATAGCGCAGGTATTGCGACACTTGGTCATGGATCTACTATCTGTTGTCAGAAATGGGCAGGTCCAGATTGTCTAAAAAAATTAGAAGCGACTGCTGAAGCTCATAGTGGTCACCATGTGGCAATAGCTCATACTAGATGGGCCACACATGGCGGTGTGAATGATGCAAATGCCCACCCGCACCTTGACTGGAAGAACCGGGTGGCAGTTGTTCACAATGGTATCATTGAAAACTACACGGAACTGAAGAACTTCCTGATCAGTGAAGGTGTCCCCTTTCGATCAGAGACTGATACTGAGGTGATAGCGAACACGATCGGCTATTTCTTGGATCAACATGCAGTCAAAAATATGGTTGATGAATCTGAGGATGAATCTGAGGATATGAGGTCATGCGAGAGCGAGTGCCAGAGTTTTGATAGTGTTGATACCTCCAGTGGGCGGCGCAACAGCATGAGTGACTGTTCTCTGGATCCACCACACCATTGTTTAGAAGCCGCAGTTGAATCCGCTCTTGAAAGGCTTGAAGGTACTTGGGGATTGGCCATCATTGGTTTGAGTGAACCAGATAAGTTAATCTTGGCCAAGAATGGTAGCCCTCTGCTTCTGGGTTGGACGAAAGAGGTTGCTCTTGCAGCTAGTCAGAGCAGTGCAATCAGTCGTCATTGCAAGCAGCATATAGTCATCGAGGACGGTGTGATGCTGACAGCGAGTGTTGACCCTATTGTAGGAGAGATCAGCATTCACAAGAACCGACGACTTGTTCACAATCCAGAATCAGATCTGAAAATAATCAGGACTGTCGACTCGGATGCGGTCGAATTGAGTCCTGACCCCTGGAATCATTGGATGGAGAAAGAGATCATGGAACAGCCCGATAGTCTATTGCGCACAATGAACATGGGTGGGCGCATCAAGGACGAATATGAAGTCCGTCTGGGTGGACTTGAGAATCATGTAGAGGATCTGATGGACATTCATCACCTGATTATTCTCGCATGTGGCACCAGTCTGAATGCATCCAGAGTAGGGATGATCATGTTTAAGAATTTGCAGATATTCAAAACTGTCGAAGTCATTGATGCGAGCGAGTTCGATCTGATTGATCTGCCAAATAATGTACCAGAAAAGAATGTAGGTCTACTCGTGCTCTCCCAATCTGGTGAGACAAAGGATGTCCACCGCGCGATGGAATTGGTCGAAGATAAGGGGATCAAAGTTTTCTCCATTGTGAATGTCCCAGGCACACTCATTGCCAGAGAAGCCATTGCCGGTGTTTATCTGAATGCAGGTCGCGAGGTTGGTGTTGCAAGTACCAAGAGTTTTACCAGTCAGATACTTGCTCTGGGACTGATCGCAGTCTGGTTCTCACAGAAGTTGGGAACACACAAGCAGAATAGAGCACAGATTATCAGAGATATCCACTCACTCAGTCTAGGAACCAATGAGGTCCTGCAAGATCTTCACAAATCTGTAAAAGTTAATGAGTTGGCAGTGCGTTTGGTGGATCGTCTCAACAATGGTATGAGTTCGATGTTTATCCTTGGACGTGGAATCTGCAAGTTTATTGCAGATGAAGCCTCCTTGAAGATGAAAGAGATCGGCTACGCCCATGCAGAGGGATATGCAGGTGGTGCCTTGAAACATGGACCATTCGCCCTGATTGAAAAGGGCACTCCTATCTTTATCATCGCCCCGAATGACAACACTTACCCCAAGATGCGCATCGCTGCTGAGGAGGTCCATGCTCGTGGAGCTGATGTCTGCCTTATCACTGACGTACCATCTGATCAATTGGATTCCAAGGAAAGAGAGCTGTACAGTACCATCTTCTTTCTCCCACCAGGTAACAAATCATTTGTAAGCACGTTCGCCATTCTACCGTTTCAGCTCCTCTGTTATGAGATGGCACTTTTAATGGGACACAATCCAGACAAACCACGGAATCTGGCAAAAGTTGTTACTGTTGATGGGTGAAAACTTTTTGCATGTTGTATATAGTTACCTATTCTACCTGTTCCATGCATAGTGATTGGATGAATGGTCCTGCTCCTGCTCCTGCTCCTGCTCCTGCTCCGAAAGAGAGCAGTTACTCAGCGGTTGTGAAAATATCCGCAAATATACTCAACTACGATTGGGAACAACCCTACAACACAGAAAACGTGCATCAGATGTCCAGAACTGGGTTTGTGATCGGATCTGACATCAACAGAGGGACCCTCTACATACTGACGGTTGCACATATCATAGACAATGCTCTGGACTTTTGGATTGAGTTTCCCAATCTGTCAAGCTCTGGCCTTGGATCCAACCGATTTGGTGGGAGGATTCTGGGGATATATCTTGGCTGTGACATTGCATTGATCGAGATAGACTTTGAACATCTGGACAGCGCCACAGTACTCCCGATGGGAGCTGGTGACATGATCCATTATCCAAATGATTTACTTGCACTTGGATATCACAACAATGTGATTGTGACTGTCAATGCCCAGGAAAGAACGGGACTACTCCGTCTCATTGGTGCCAATGAGAAAGATGTTGTTACCCCAGGAAGTCCATTGGTCGATGCGGAAAACAAGATCATCGGGATGGTGACGTGCGATGGACTTGCTGTTCCGATTGATATTTTCCAAAAGATCAAAGAACGACTGATGAAGAGCCGGGGCCCCGGCAAAAGAGCTGTGCAGTCCAATCTGTCCCGCAAACCGATGTGCAACCTCATTTATGCACCTACATTGGGTCTCAGCTGGGCAAATACCACACGATTGGGTAATAAATTTATTGGCATGCCACATGAGTGCTGTGGGTATGGAATACAAGTGACCAAGCTTCAGAGATTCACTCTGACAAAGAAATCTGGCATTGCAAAAGGTGACATTTTAGTCAAGATGAATGGCCACAACGTAAACAACTGGGGTGATTTACTCCATACACATGATGGGATGGAGAGAAAGATTACACTTGATGGATTCTTGCGCACATTGATACCGGGCGAAAAGATCTCAATCACATTTTGGAGTCTTAAAGAACAATGCTTCAAGTCAAAATCAATCGCAGTGTCGAGCACAGACCACATTTACCAGATTCGCGAAAGATACCCATTGCTGGAGCCTAGTCCCTATATAGTTTGGAATGGATTGACATTGATGGATTTAGCCCTTCAACACCTGACCATAGAGGCATTCTCTCATTTGAGATATCTGGGCTATGAGGACCATCTGGATCAGGGGATTGTCCTGGTTACATCAGTAAGACACGGTAGTGCGGCTAGTATTGATAGAGTGATTGCTCCTGGAGAGCTAATCTCCAGCTGCAATGGGAAAAAGGTACATACGATTAAAGAGATGTCCAAGGTTTTAGAAGCACACAACACCGATGAGGTGGGATTGGTCACAACGACCGGGAAAGCATATATAGTCTCAGGAAGTGCGGTCACTGTGCATTGAGTCGCCTTGCCACATTAGTTCACATGAAGGTGATTGTATCATGTGAAAGTGCCTTGCAATCGCCTTGCCTTGAATCATTTTGCTCACTGTGTTACAGATACATATCTGAGATCAGTGGGAAATGGCGACTGGGAGTAACCTCATAAACCCAATTGCGCTTGAAATTCGCTTGTTGTGAGAACAGCATCATGTCCTCATTCTTGCCACTTGGACAGGTTGCTTTGGGAGCTATTTGATTAGACATGATAAACACATCTATCAGACCCAGACCCTTGAGAGATTTGTATTCTGGGAAGAATTGCACGATATCATCATCATCGTTTGGTCTCCGAGCTTCTGACTGAGCATTGTACCATTGCATTTCATTGAATGTATAGTGCTCTGGATTGAGATAGTGCATCGTGCCCAGGACCATGGTGATCCATTGATTCTTGTTGTCTTTGCGCAGGATCGGGGCCAGAAGTCGGAGCGCTTCTCGCCTCTTCTCCCCGGTCGTATCATGATTATCAAGCTCCATACTCCAAACAGAATAATTTGTACCTTTGATATTGATCTTGGCATTACATGCCGATCTTGGCTGCAGTTTGGCAGGTAATTGATATTCACTCTTTGCCATGATGGGATATCTGGTGAAGATCAAGTTGCCAAAATTCTCACTGGAGAGAGAATAGTGGTAATGTGGTAGATCCACAAGAATTGGGGCATAATACTTCTCGATCTGATCCAGACCAGGACAAGATTGGAGACATAGAACATCCGGATCCAGATCCTTTATGACCTTAATTTGATCTGAGTATCTGCTGTCGCCATAGATATCAGTGAAAAAGGCCACATTCCAAGTCATCACCCGCAGTCCTTCTATCCCAATCTTTTCATGACACATTGGATTGGGGTCTGTGAAGAAGTGTTTCTCAAATCCAAGTAGTAGCTCTTCATCACTTGAATCAGGTGATAGCATAAAGGGGAAATTCCTAACTAGACGCGGTGTTGGGGTGAGTGCCATCTGGTTTGGTCTTCCTTACAGTATGTATTCTATGTTTGTGTTGTTAGTGTTGTTAGTGTTGGAGAGCACTAATGGTGTTCAATTTTACATATCAACCATCGCAAAAAGTGAAGAGGCTCTGTAGTTCGAAAACAGATGGACAATTTCTTGTCATACAATATATAATAAACACGGTTCGATGAACAGTGGGAACAATGGGAACAAACACTCAACATTGTTAGGTTCTCTCTTTCACTCGGTTCACACCGTCATCAGAGCATGGTCTGAAGAAACAGCCATGGAACCTGGTGATGACCCTGGTGAGGAACCAGATGGTAGTCCTGAATCCACTTGCACAGATTCAAAGAAAGAGACTGCTGCTGCTGTTGCTGAGAATACAGTTTCAGCTCAGACAGATGATACGAATATACATCAATTAAATAATAGTATAAATAAAAGCAGATCGGCGTGTACTGAGGGTGATGGTGGGATTTTCGATTTTAGTATTGATTCAATCGGTAATGGCGGCAGCGGCGGCAGCGGTGGCATAATGACCCAAGATGCACCAATGTTTCAGATCGGTAAATACATGGTCTGGGAAGAGATCATCGGTCATGGTAGTTTTTCTGTGGTTCATAAGGGATACCATCTCGAAACCAAAAAGTTGGTAGCGGTTAAATGCATCATTGTCAAAACGAAAGAACTGAATAGGATTCGGTTTGAAATTAATATAATGAAAGGGCTGGATCATCCCAATGTAGTGAAACTATATGATGTCATTGAGAAAGGGAACAAGATTTATCTAATAATGGAGTATTGTTCCGGTGGTACACTCGACAAATACAAAGATTGTGTCCATGGACTCTCTGAATCACAGATTCACAACTACATGTTGTCTCTTAAAAATGGATTGAAATACCTGCGTGGCAAAAATATATTGCATCGGGATTTGAAGCCACAAAACTTGCTGTTGACCGAGGATAACATTCTCAAAATCAGTGATTTCGGACTGTCCACAAACCTTGAAAATGATCGCCTGACTGACACTGTGTGTGGCTCTCCGATTTATATGGCACCGGAGGTTTTGGGGTCAAATCTTTATGGAGTCAAGAGCGATTTATGGAGTGTTGGAATTATTCTGTACCAATTGATCTATCGACGCCATCCATATGTTTTCAACAATGTAATTGAACTGATCCGCGAAATCAATACGCGCAAAGTAAGATATCCTGCATGTGATGTTTCTCAACATTGTATCGACCTTCTGCGAGGATTGTTGCAGACACGGACTGACAATCGCATCTCTTGGGGAGCATTTTTTGTGCACAGATGGTTTGAACAGCGCTCATTCAACCAGGAACAGTATCTCCTATCAAATCAATCACGGCAAAAACATGTCAGGGAGAATAAGGAGGGTAAGGAAGGTAAGGGCAAGAGCAAACAACCGGCTCGGACTGTCACGCCCACTGAGGAAAAAGAGCCTGGTGCTGGTACTGGTACTAGTATAGGGACCACAAGACCAGATCGCCAGCTCAGCTTACAAGATTTCATGTGTGAAAACTATCACAGTTATCTCGATGAACCAGGTTCGTTCAATGATCCTGATATAAATCGACCAATCAGTCGCTCTGCGCCTGTGCGTCAAACATATACCTCCAGCATACGATCATTCAAATCCAAGTTTCGATATGGCGCTGGTAAATCCGTGGGCATTGGCAAGGTTACCAAAAGAACTAGCTGCATCATTCCCAAACAAAACCAATAGAAGAATAGAAAGAAGGCTATGGGACCAATGTCACTGTGATGTCATCTCCACAATCACCAGAATACTCAGTATTCTTGTTCTCCTTCTCCCTCTCAGCAAGGTAGGTTCCGATCTGTATGCGCTCTTTTTTCATCAGCTTCCTGAGAGTTTGCTTGGTAACTGTTCCCGGGAGGTTCTCCAAAGTGAACATGCTGTCAGCGGCTGCATTAAGTGGAAAGTGCTCTTTCTTGCTCGTCATTGGGTGACCTGGTGCAACCTTTAGCTTTAAATCAGCAGCCAGATCCAGCACCTGGTCATGTGTGCTTCTTGGAAGACCAATAACCAAGTGCGGCAGTCCTGCGAACTGAATGATGGCAATGTGATACCCATCGTCCTCCTCGTCACAATCATGGTCAGAACCATTGTCTGAACCATCATCTTCTCCTGCTATCTCCTCTATCTCCTCTATCTCCCATTCAGCACGCACGGCAAAGAGCTGGGCATTGGGTCTTGCAGTTGACACAATATAAAAATTGTAATTGGGATTTATGTGCAGCTCCTGTGCATCATCAACATCCATCTTTGTTTTGCTTTACTATATCAAATATAGGCCATATCTCCCTAGATAGTATTTTTCATTT